TATTATGTTTGATATGTTTTTCTTTAAATGATCAACCAATGCTTGTAGTTCATCTTTTGTTAATACCTCTGAATGTCTAGAGTGATCAAAGTATCGATTTTCTTCAAATAGCAAACATGCACTGTTACGCCATTTTATTCTGTCTATATCGTTACGAAATACATGAAAATGTTTCTCACCCATATTTTCATCAGCACCTACAGCAACGATTACTTTATGACGTTTATCAACTTTAATCTCACCTGGAAGCCTACCAGCCATTTCATATAGACTTCTGAAATGTCCTTCATAAGTGATAAAATTTTCTGTAAGAAATATTTCAGCTTGATTTTCATCATCAAAAAGTTTTAATACATAATGAACTGGATAGTTTCCACGTTCATCTGGAATATTTAAACGTATACCTTCCACATGTGCATATTTACCTCGATATTCTCCTTTAGAGATACTAACTAAATCACCAGGTTTATATTTTAGCTGTTCTCTCATAAATCATTATCTCCTTTCTCTTATTCTTCTTCAATTTCAATATCAGTATCATTTAGAGAACGATCTCCTGTTTCATAATTCATTTCTTCCATGGTCATATCCCTCCTTTAAATTTATTAAATATCAATATTTTCATATTGATCTATAATAAGAATATATAAATCATGACTTTGTATATACTACAAAAATATAGGTGGAGGGATAATCCCTCCACCTATTAATCTATTCAGTTTGCATATTGTCTTGTTTATCTTCTAATGGAGCATTTAGAATATCACCTTTCTTGATCATATTTTGAATATATAGATCAAATGTAGGTCCTAATTCTTCCTGTAATTTAATTGCACCATTCTCATCTGTTCCTCGATATACTTTTTTATCTTTATTATTGAATACACGGAAATCATTTGGTGTTGCAGCAAAGATCATCATCTCTTGTAATTTAGAATTCTTTGAGTTCAGCTTACGTAATTCTGCAACTGGGAAGAAAGTTAAATCTCCAGATAATACACAAAGCATCGGATTTGCCAATCGATAAAAATATCTCATCTCATGAGGAACGAATGGATATGAAACATTAAAAGCATCTTTATCGAATATAGAACCAAATGTATTTTTAGAATTATATTCTTTACACCATTCAATGAATGCAATATAAAGTTGCTTTCTTCTAACACCATTCTTATTTGATTCAGCTTTATCCGTTTGCTTTGGAAGAGATTCCTTTTTAGGTTCCTCTTCAGGTTTATCTTCAATTGATGGAGGTTCTGGAACTTCTTCTTTAGATTCTTCTATATTTTCATTTAATAAATCAAATTCATCAATAGAGGCAGATTCGTAAATATGATGTTTGTTATAAACAATATTGACTACGTTAAGTATATTCAAATCTTGATCAATGAGGTTATATAAACTGATTAAAGAATTTTCAATCCAGTCAAGAGCTCTATTGATACGTCTGATGTTATCATTAATTTGACTATGATTGTCATTATCAATATCTTTCAAATAAACTTTAGGTCGATTAATTGCAAACCTATACCAGTTACCTCCGAATGAAATTTTCTTTTTTAAACCAGAAAACTTTCGCAATATCACATCGATTTCAGAACGATATTTTTGAATATCTTTTTTAAGAACTGAAATATCATTGATATTGATAGGTTCTGGTACGAGTTCATCCTTCATAGATAATTTAAAATTTTCAATGTCATTATCAATATTGATATTTGTTGATACTGGATCCTTTAAAAGAATGGAGATTTTTTCTTCAACCAGACCAAGAAAGTTTTTTATTGAAACTTGACGTTCTTTATAACTGTTAAAAAGAATTCCAATATTTTCGTTTGATTCCATAAATAAATTGAGATTTTCAAATTCATTCATATTTTATCACTCCTCTCTTGATTATAATACCTTAGCTATTACCCAACTGAATATTTTATCAAATGTTTTCAATTCATCAACCCTGTCTTGAAGCATGATTTTAGGAAGCTGATTATTATAATCATCAATTTCATTATAATGATCTTTATAAATACTCTCGACTTTTTGTTTCAATTCTACATAACGTTGATTAAACTCAAATTTATCCTTCACATTCATTACATAGAATGCTCTTGGTAGAATTGTTATATCTTCTGGACGTAATCTTGAATAATCACGATGTAAATTCTTAGGATTGGATAAATTCAATAGATATCCAGTAATTGAACTACAAATGAATCTTTTATCAACTTTAGATGGTTTAGCTATAGCTAGTTTCAACAGGTTATCATACGCATATAATGTTTCATCCTTATGCGTAGTCAAATAATCAGCAAACTTTTGCATTTGCTCGACATCTTCTTTTTTCAAAAACATTACGCAAATATATATACTTTCAGTACTTAGCCAGAGTTTATTCTCTTGAATATTATCTATACAAAATCCATCATCATCGATAGAATACATTTTTGTGAATGAGTCATCTAAAGAAATCAACGCATGAGAATAGTTATCACCAAGAGTACTTAATTTAATATTTTTACTAAATTTCACATACTCCATGTCTTTTTCATCTTTTGGGGTTCCATCATTTCTGATTTTAGAATTGGTATATTTACAAGCAACACCAAATACTGGAACATATTCAATTTTATCGTTATTTTCTATATTTTCATTTAATAAATTAATAGATTCATCAATTAATGATGTTGGTAATGTATTAATATAGAATCTTTGCTGGGAGTGAGCATGGTCAATAAATTCTTGACACGTTGCATTTGTTTTAGGTTGATCTTTCATCAATGTAATAATAACAGGAGATCTATCATCTCGATTAGCTTTTTGATGTTTAGTGATTACATCATATAATAGATCCTGTAATCTTACATATCCATGAATACCACGATAATCATACCAGGAATGTTCAAACCAGTAATATCGATTGTTTTCTCTATATACTAAGAAAGTATGAGATGGACACTCTTGTCTATTATCAATTTCTAAATAGAAAATTCCAAACTGATAATTGTGTTTTTCAAACCATTCTCTTTCTAATTCGGTACAATCCCAACATACACCAATCTGTCGTCTTACTAGTTCTTCCGGAGTTTGTAAACGATAATATTTGTAGAAGTAATCTGTAGGATCATCGTCATCAGTACCATGAAATGATTGATCTTCATACGAATACCATCCATACGAAATACAATTCATCCATCTAAGTAATTCTTCTGGAGTTCTATTTAGTAGTACTGAATTCAGATTAGCTGCCACAAATGAATCATATTTTTTAGCACTTAAAAAATTTTCCATCCACGCAAATGATTCATCTATACTTCCAATGCCATTTTCATTTATTTCTAAACCAACATTTTCCTCAAATAAATCAACACCCAAAGAATCATTGATAGTAGATTCAATAAATTCAAAATTCTCATGAATCTTTTTATCAGCATTCATAGTAGAATCTTCATATAAGCCTAATTCTTTATAATGTCTTTCCAAGTGTTCTTTTACTTTACCAGAGAAAATTCCCTGTTGTTTAGCACGAGTATATGCAGCCTTCAATCCTGGAATAGATACTACTAATTCCCATCCATCTTTATCATTTCCACGTAATACGTGATGAGGATATTTACATCCACTACGATTAAATGAAGTAATACCATATGGATTATTTACAATTTTATTATTCTCAACTACAAGATACGCTTCCTGTAAATAATCTTCTAATCCAGTAACTTTCTTCTTTTTAATCATATCATCTAATTCTTTACTATCTTCTGGCATCTTTCCGTCATAATGTGATGCATTAATAAGTTTACTATATAATGATGCTCCTGGATCTTTCCATTTACCATCTTTTACAGCAGCATCTAAAGAATTATTAATTTTTATATCTCGATATTTTTCCATAAATGATATACATCCTTTCTTTTAAATATTCTTTAAAACTAAATTATTTAGCGGTGACTCTTATTATATTAATAATATATAATTCCATATTACAAATAATTAATCCTTGGATGAAACGAATTAATGTTCTTCATTCCTTCTTTTCGTTAATATTGTTTTATCTTCTGGATGTCTTCGTTTGCCTTACTTTTCGTTATACTGGTCATGTAAAAATCCTAATCTTTCTTCTGGAATAATAAGAGTGGGTGCGGAAGCCCACTCTTATTATTCATTTATTTCAACGACATAATAACAATTATGGATATGAAAAATGAGGTGAATAAATATGATTATAACGAAAGAGAGAACTAGATTACTTTTTACTGAATACACCCCTTTAGAACATAGAAAATTAGAAGATCTTGTTGCTAGTTTAGATAATGTATTTATGTATTATGACGCTGATTATAATGTAATCGGAATGCCTACTGGTATGGAACAGACAATACGTAAGTTATTTAAAGATGCAAAATGGATTGATAAATCTAAAGAACATTGGGATTATGCACGTATTCAACCTGTACAACATAATGCACAACCACGAAATCAGTTACAGATTGATTTTATTAATTTCGTATTAGAAAACTCCAGTAAGAAACAGAAACTTGCAGGGATTTTATCACCTGGAACCGGCAAAGAACAACCAATTTCCACATTAATACCATCACCACGTGGGGGGATATTAATGGGAAATATTAAAGTTGGAGATGTAATTTTTGGGCATGACGGTAGCCAGATTTCTGTTACGGCTGTATACCCACAAGGTGAGAAAGATATTTATAAAATTACATTTGATGATGGAAGAACTGCATTGTGCGGTCTTAAACATTTATGGTCAGTTGATACAATAAATGAATTGGTCTTCAATAATTTAGTAACTCTAACATTGGAAGAATTAATGTTGAATTTGCAATCTTCCAATATAGAATATTTTGTTCCTTCATTTATTGACAATTCTTTTTCCACATATAAAATGTTAAAGATTGAAAAAATTGAATTTTCTCATAGAGAAGAAGCTAAATGTATAATGGTAAATGATAAATATAATCTATATGTAACAGAAGATAATATTATTACTCATAATACGTTCATGGCTTGTTATTCTGCTATTAAGGTAGGTTTGCGTACATTGATAATTGTTCCTACTAGTGGTATCAAAAAACAATGGGGTGAAACACTCACCGATATGTTTAATGTACCACCGGAAAAAGTAAAGGTTGTTAGTAAACCAAAAGACTTCATTAATGTAAAAGAAGACTTTGTTGTAATTAGCCAAGCTTCTTTAAATGTATTAAATAAGACTTATAATCTGGAAAAGATTATGCAGAATAATAAATTCGGTATCAAAGTCATTGATGAAGTACAGATGTGGTTTAAGAATATTATCAATGTAGATGCTAATTCCAATATTGCTAATAACTGGTATTTGACAGGTACTTTTGGCAGATCTGGAGATACAGAAAATGCAATATATCAAGAAATGTTCGGAGATTTAGCTATATTCAGAGAAGAGGAAAAGAAACCTACATTATTCAATAGAAAACCTGGTAATGTATATGGAATGAAACCTCATATGCATGTAAAAATGATGTGGACACATTCAGGATTATCAAAAGAAGAAATCAAAGAAGTTACTTCTTCCATGAGATATTCTGAACGTGAAGGAAAATGGATTAGATATGGTATCAGTATTCCTGCTTATACTGAATTAGTAATTCCTTCTGATGGTACAATGACTAAATTCTTGAAGAATGTACTAAAGGTAGTTGAATCAGCTGAGAAAGAAGTTAAATATGGTCGTACATTAATATTAGCGGCTACAATTAATGCATGTGCAGTATTAGCATCATACGTTGAAAAAATGTTTCCAGATAAGAAGATAGGTACTATTAATTCTTATAATAGCAAAACTGAAAATGATCGGGTGAAAGCTGAATGTGATATCATTATTAGTACTATTAAATCTTGTGGAACTGGTTTTGACGTTAAAGACCTAGCAAAACTCATAGTATGTGATCAGTATAAATCATGGATTTTGGCGGATCAAATTTCTGGCAGACTTAGAAGACGTCCGGATGGCAAGGATACCTACATGTGGGATTTTGCTGATGCTGATATAAAACAATTACGAGCATGGGCCAATGCACGTGCTGATATATTAAGAAAAAAATCAAAATCATTTAAAGTAGTAGATTTGTAAAAATATAGATAGGGAAGCAGTTGCTTCCCTATCTATCAATAACTATTACATATTCATTATTTTTTCCAAGATGTGATTTGTTTACAATTTCATCTACAATATATTCCTTATACTTTACAGTATTATCTACTATAAATACATATCGTTCACATTTAAATCTAGATAGACATTCGTCTATCCAATCATCACATGTCCTCTTATCACATATATTACATTGCCATATTTCTTTATCTGAATATGGAGGACATGTGAATAGAGAATGGCATTCTCCTGAAGACTTTAATATATCTTTCTGAATTACTGTAGGAAGAATCATATTTGGATAATGATTGATAGTTCTTTTCAGAAAATCGATTATCTTATTACTCTCTTCCACATGTATTCCTGATAGATCTTGACCAATGTATCTTTTACCTAATGATATTGCTCCTAACATACGTCCTGAGAATCCACTGAATGGATCAAATATTTCATTATATTGTGATAAATATTTATTAATAATCATCTTTGCTCTACCTGCACTGAATACACTGACCTTCGGTGCAATCTTACTAACATTAAATCCTTGGAGTATTTTATTTGGATCAATACTCGTTCTATACAGAGTTCTATTTTCAATGCATTTACGTAATAATTTATCATCGTTCCATGCTTGGTATGGACTGATATTACCATTCTTCTTTGCATGATATATTGAATGGTGGAAATGTTGTATTAAACGATCACCCTCTCTATTTCTACTGGATAATGTCAAATATTTATGTTCTGGATTAAAACGAATAAGTTGTTTTATAGAATCGATAAGTTCTTTATTTGTGTAATGAGGATATGGGAATGCCATATTCTTATATTGATGAAATAAAGATTCAATATATTCATCATAATTCATGTATAATTGTTTCATTAATTCTTTAAATCCATCTATGAAATTATCTTCTGTAATTATCTGAATTTTAACATCCGATGGTACAAAATAACCTCTTCTTTCATCAACATCTTCATTAGAATGAATATCTGTATAATCATTAGAATCTCCATGATAAAATTTACCATCTAGATCTAATAAAAGTACTAATTCTTTGGTATTCTTGTCAAATATTGCATAATCCCATTTATTAGTACTAACACTTTCATCATTCTTGATAATGTATTCAGGTTCTATAATAAAATCATTTCTCAATATGGAACTGTTGAATTGTTTTTCAAATCTTTGATTCAATTTATTTCTGGTAAGAATTTTAGAACGTTCTTTAGCATCTAATGATTTCCAAAACTCATATCTAGCCTTATTAAGAATATCAAGATTACGAGATCTAAATTCTGGATCATTTTCCCATTTATCCTTAATAACACTACTTCCGAGAGGACTAATAGCTATTAACCTCTCAATTTGTTTTTCTCGATATTCAGGATCGTTTTCCCACATTTCTTTCTGTTTAGCTACAGACTTAGCTACCATATTTTCATAGTGTTCTTTTCGTTCTTCTTCAGTTAAACTATTGAAATATTCTTCATTATTAAATCTTAATAAAGCAATCTGATCAAATCTAAATGCTAAATCTTCTTCTAGTTTCTTTTTACGTGTTTCATTCATCGCAGCTATTTGTCTATCAATTTCTTCTTTAGAAAGATTTTTCATTCGTTCAACACCAGCTTGATTAAATCGATTGATAATCTCCAACTTTTCTGCTTCTGTTTTCAAGTCCCATCGGTACTTTCCGAAATCTTTACGTTCTTGATCACTCATTCCATCCCAGAACTTTTGTGATCGTTCTCGTAATACTTCATTATGAGCTTTCTTTTCCTCTTCACTCATATTTTGATAGAAACTACCTTTCTTCTTATTGATATTCTTCTTCTCTTCTTCAGAAAGATTCTTCCATTTAACCTGATTGACTTTACGAGCATTAGCAGCAGCTTTCTGATGATTTTCCTTCTGCTTTACTTTTATTTCTTCCATTGTTAGTGTAGCCCATTCTGGATGTAAACGAATAATACGTTGATAGTTTTTATATCTTTTACATTCATCCGGCCAATCTCTGAATGGAATACCATTGTTTTTATTAACATAATATGAATAATTTTCAGGACGTTCCATATATTATTACCTCACTTTCTTTTATATATTATTATAGTAATAATATATAATAAAAGGAGGATACAACAATGTATGATGCAACTAAAGATGTTGAATATTTAAGAAACAGAATAGTATTATTAACTGATGAATTACACAGGATTAACAGAGCCCTTCAACAAATACAAGAAGGAATACCAATGACTGAAGCATTTGATGCTGAACTATACTTAGAAGCAAAAGAACAACAGAGAAGTGCTAGATCGTTTTTAGAAACCATTATGCTTCATTTATTAAAACTAAAATACTGTACGAATAATAGAAATCATAATGAATGGAGATTGACGGTTACTACAAAACAATACGAGCTAAGACAGAAGACTGAATGGAATTATAGTAATTTTGATAAGAACGATTGTATTATATTTTTAAAAGAAAATTTTGAAAAATCCTATATGAATGCAATTAAAGAATATAATGAACTATTAGATGAATATTCTGATCTGAAAGACAATGTATTATATATTCCAAACAATTGTCCGTGGAGTTTAGATGAATTAATTTCTGGAAAGATATCATCATTAATGAATAAACTTCCAGATCCAGATGAATTAACTGTACAAATGCAATTATATCCTGATATTTGTAAATATTTAGATGCAAGAAAATTATCTGAAAAGATCATTGGATTCAATTGTAGTAGTTGTAAAAATTACCCAGACTGTATTAGTAAATATTATGAAATGAAATATGGAGGTTGATAAACATGGATGAAAATAAAATGAAATTACCACTAGGAATTATTCGTCAAGCTGTTATGAAGTTAGATTCTTTCATCATTGATATTAAAGAAATTTTAGAGGATGATGATTTGGATGATGACGATCGTGAACTATTTGAAAAGATTTCTGAAACAGCTGGTATAATGGGAGCAGAAATCATTAATATTGTACGTAGGGAAATGGACGAAGAAGAATTCTTAAATGAGAATCCAGAAATGGATCCAATTGATGCATTCCCCGGCACTGAAGAAGTAGAAGACCTATTAAATGAAGAGATAGAATAAAAAAAATAATTGGGAGCTTTTACGGCTCCCAATTTTTTTATTCTTTTTTAGTAATCTTCGTCATCAAATTCTGATTGAGCCATCATCTTTAATCTAGGTACTGCGTTTGCTTTTTCTTTATTCAATGAAAGCATATCAATATCGCTAGATAGACTCTGCAGTGATAATATCTTGCCTAGGTTAATATCATCAACAAGTCTTAAACCATTCGTCTTAGAGAATGGATGTGCAAGATAAGTATATTTAGCAAATTCAGCGTCTGCACTATCGATACGTCTTCTCTTTACAACATTGATAGTCATATACTTATCTTCTGTACCAGGCTTGTACTCCGAGTTTAGTACTGCTGCCCAATCTGCTGTTTCAATAACCTCCCTACATCACTATAACATGATTTACGAAGAGTAGTCACACTATAGTGATATGGACTATATCATCATTATGAACTCTTTTACCAAATTCACAATGTCCACCATTTCGCATTACTATATAAGCATTCCGTTCTTATATACCTAAATAGGGTTTAGGTGCTACTCTACTGACTATTGATATGGTATTTCTCCAATATCATAGTTGGTCGATAGTCTCTGAACTTTCAAGTAGTAATAAAATAATCTTAAATTAATCTGATATGGTTAATCTGGTTGCTTGAATAATCTTCTTCTGAATAAACCGACATATTCACGTTCTTTTTCCGTATCTGGTAATCCAGCTGCTTGAACGATTTCTCTATTGGAATATCCGGCAAATATTAATTCAGTAATATAGTCTTTTAATTCTTGTGATCTTATAGTACTAACTGGTTTTGGGATATTATATTGGTTAGCAATATTTCTCCACAGACGACCTCTCTTAATACCTTCAGCAGTATTGAGGGTTCCAGGTATATCTCTATTTATTTGAGTTGGAGTTACACCACTTTCCAATAGTTTACATATTTGATGAATCATATTTTCATCAAATTTATTATTTGGATTAGTAGTACCATTTCTTCCTGCTAAATTATTTGCAATAGCATGTTGAGTATTCTCTTTGTACGTAATCCATTCCAAATTCTTATACCAGTTAATATTCTTTTTACCATTCTTATGATTTACAACTAACTTTTCTTCAGGTTTAATCAGGAATGCTTCAGCTACTAACTTATGAACAGTAGTTGTTATCTTTTTACCATTGATTCCTAAATTAAGCATTTTATATCCATTTTGATTAGTCTTTTGCTTTAGTATCAAACCTGTTATTATATTCCTAATTTCACCTGTATTACTTACTGCATAGAATGTTGGTTGTTTGTTGTAAATCACTGGTAACCATGTTGGTTCTTTTAAGTCTTTAATATATTCATTCAGCAATTGTATCTCAGCCAATTGTAACTCATATTCATTTTTATCAAATAACTCTAATGATTTCTCATTACGAAAATTATTTGCTATACTTTCCATTGATGTCATGATTAGAGATTTAAACCTCCTTTCATATTTATACCAGATACTTATCTAAGATTATTTTATTATTTTACTACTTGCTTAGCTGCGGATTGATCATATAATCTTACACTTGTTACTATACCTCTAGTGATTAATTAGAGCCACTATGATATCACTACCATAGTTTAGTATGTAAGATATTAGACATCCAGAATCGGTTTCCAGATGGAGTTGGTCAATCTCCCGTCCCCGCAATTAAATGGATTTTAGATACGCAGGAATTTTTATAATTTTACGCATCACCGACATTTTCTCTACCTACTAATTTATTAGTATCACCTTTACCTTGTCTAGCAGCAGCATCTACAGTTGAGGCAGCTGCTCTATTCATCTGATGTGCTGTGATAACCGGAATGTCTTGAATTACTGCTAATGCTTTTAATTCATTAATAATTCTATTTAGTTCCAGTTTTACATTATCTGCTGCTGGTGTAGCTGGTTCGATACGTTTTATGTAGTCAAATACCAACATACATACTTCCAGGTTTTCATCTCTTAAGTCCTGAATGATTGTAAACAAATCATCCGTATTAATTGATCTATATGGATAATATTGCATTACAATTTCAATATTGGATTTATTTTCTTCTGGAGCTGGAGATAATAAATCTGCTAATGATTTTGTAGTTTCACCTGTTGATTCATCTGTTGAATATACAGCAATATCGTCTCTCAATACTCGATCAATACCTAATTCGTTACAAATCTTTTCTAATGCTTCTTCTTCTGAATATTGGATAATTGGATCATCGAATGTCATATTCCAAATTCGTTCAATTGTTTCTGTAAATGTGTTTTCCATTGTAATATATAATACAGCTGGTTTCATACCTGGAGTTCTTGCTCTGAAATCCGGATTATATTTTCTTGCATCTAAAGCTGATTTCAATAATATTAATGATTTACCTGCTCCAGGAAGACCGAGATAAACAAATAGACGACCATTCAAGTATCCAGGAGATAATAATGTATTAAGTCTTTTAATTCCAGTCTTAAAAATGTTATTCGTTGTTCGTAAAGATCCAATTGTTGATGAAATTGCTTCTTTTACTGAATCGATATCTGCTGTGTTAAACTCAACTTTATTAGCAACCATATTCGTATTATGTTTGATATCTAATAATGATTGAGAAACTAAGAATAATCGTTCAACTAATATTTTGAAAGCTCCTGGATCATCCATACTAATATCATCTAATAAATTAATATACTCATCTTTCATTGATGCAATATATCCATACTGGAGTGCTTCTGAAATTAAATCAAAAATTGCTTTTGCTTCTGGAGGTGTTACAATATTTTGATCATTAATGCAATCATTCAGAATTCCTTCAATGATATTATTGAACTCCGGTTGTTTCTTTGCCATTTCAACAATAATGTCTGGTGATACTACTCCAGACAGCCACTGTTTTGAAATATAATTAATACACCAAATATATGATTCCAATTCTGCATTTGATTTATATTTAGTCATATCGATATTCGTAAACAATCGATTGATATTTTTAACGCTCTTAAACGTTCGGAACCCCCCATGTTCCATTGTTAAAATTTTTACGATTGATTTTAGTATCGATCGTCTGAAGAATACACTAATTTTATCAATTTTGATATTCTCCGTTTTTGTCAGTGATTTTTGTTTTGTGTTCTTAATCTTAGCCATATTACTAATGATCTCCTTTCCACCATGTATTAACTTTAAATCAAATTCTAATTAAGAAAAGAGGTTTTGACGAGATGAAAGATATAAAAAATCTTTACTTAAATGCTAAAAATAGCAGAAAAGAAATCGACATTTCTGCATATAAAGAATCCGTCAATGAACTTTTCGAAAATAGCCCTTCTGATTATATTTCGAATTTAGAATATATAATCAAATCAGATATAGGACTATCTACATTCAAAGAGTTTGTTGATAAATATGGATTACCAATTGCTGCATTTGAAAATGTCATGAACATTGTTGATGAATGTATTCATAAAGGCACTGTTAATGAAATCAATGTCTCTAAATATGAAGAGTGTAAAACATGGTTGGAATCTTATCGTAATAAATATATTAAATGTTTTGCAATGTACGAATACTATGCAGATTCTGTTCCTTCTGACTACATTAAAACATATTATGGTCGACATTCAAGTGGTAAACAAAATCGTGAATTATTGTCTGGAATGTATAAAAAGTTTAATGAATGTGCAATTCCGGATTTGTTAATCACGACTGACCAGCTTGGAGCTGGAAATATAATCAAAAAGTATTTTGAGGAAGTATTGGTAGATCCTATGATCTGTGAATGGACTGTATATGCTTCTACGAATACTGGAATTAATCTGCAATCATTGTATGAACGTACTCATTCCGCAGTTGTTGAAAATATGAGAGATCGAAATACACAAGTTTACCGCGAGTCAGTAGTCATGGGTAACAATGATGCAGTATATGAATATTCTGATGAAGAAATTGATTCTATTAAAGCATTGATTAACTTCAAAGAATATTGCATGACATGGTCTGACGAAATTCATGAATCTGTTTCTTCTGACATTTATTCTTTATATGAAGAATTGGATGGGGTTATCTTTGAAGAAGATGATCGAGTAGGTGAAAAGAAAAAGATTTCTGAAGATGATTTAGTTCCTATCTATGGATTAGTGAAATCTTACTCAGAAGATAAACTAAGATCAGATGGTACATTAAAAACACAAGAAGAATTGAATTCAATTAAATTCAAACATCAAATCAAATTCTTAACTAGAGGAGATAATTATTCTCATGCAGTTGTATCATTCAATGATGATATGACTGATATGTATTCTTTTGATGATGAAGGATGTGTAACCGACAATATCATGGAAAATCCTTCATGGTTAAGTACTGATTCAATCTATATTTGTGTAATGTTTGTTCCTAAAGAAGATAAAGAACGAATGCTGAAATTTGCCAAAAAGTTAGCAAACTCAAATGACACTCTATATGCATATTCAAATCTTTTGAAAGCATATGTTGGTAAACCTATAAAGAATAACAAACGATATGTTTGCTCTACATTTGTATCATACATTCTTCAATGCTCTAATCCTAAAAACTTACATCGAGATTATAGTAGAATTCGTCCTGAAGACATCACGATTTTACCAAGATCATTCTATGTAATGAATGTAAAAGATCGTCTAGAATTCAATAAGAAATATGATGAATTCAAAAAACGTGTTCATGAAATTTTCGAAGAACATAAAGAAGAAATTCTTGAATATAATAATGATTTACCAAAATTATTATTAAAAGAAAGAATGGATGATCTAAAAACATTTGATAAAATTTTGGATTGGATCATCAATAAATTATAATGAAAAGGTAGGTGAGATATGCATGAATGAATATTTTAGTATATTTATGGAATCAAATGAAGATATGGGAATACTTTATGATTCATATGAACCTATTCTTGGAATAACTGAAGAATTCCTTAATCTTGTTAGTAATGAAACAAATAAACTTATTAAACATCCTACATCAGAGAAAAATAACTTGAATAATGAAATTAAGAAGTTTAAATCTGATACATCTTGTAAGATGAAAGCATCACAGATTGATTTGAATAAAATCACCATGACTGTGAAAAAAGTTAAGAAGTTTAAATCTGATCTGGATTCATTGCTGCGTGATTTCATTAAAGTAAAAGATAAATTATCTTTTGGCGGAAATTACATGAGAGCCGTTATCAAACGTCCTAAAGTATATTCTAAAGAAATCGATAATGAAAAGTATGAAATCATTAATAATAATATCCGAAACATTAACAGAGCTATGGATTGGATTGAAAAAGTCATTATTGATCTTTATAATTTGGCAGATCAGGATTTAAATATTCTTACAATTGTAAATCGTATTTACAATAAAAGACACATTTATGAATCACTTCCAAATGGTATTAAAATAACAGAGGATGTTGCAGATAGTGTTATTCCGATGCTACCAGGAAACCATGCTCCTGTTACTGAAGCTACTCCTTGGATTGTGAATACTAGAGATAAAAAAACTGGTAATCCAGCAAATTATATTTCCAGAAATCATGATATGGCTAATTATGGTGAAGATGATAAACCTCATATTGATAATTCTGATATCGATTCATATAAAAGACCAGCTTCATCTATTAATCATGATAATACACCTGTATCCAAACCAGATAATATTTCGTCTGAAATGAACAATGAAACTGAGAAAGATGAACTGAGAACTCCATCTGGAGTAAATAATTATTACTACTATAATTACAATAACTCCTTGAACAAAAATACAAATTCGTTCAATAAACATCATAGTTCTCATGATGATCACTCTACAGGTAAACGAGTAAATTCAGATAATAATACATCTTCATCGGTTGATTCTAATGATTTTCATTCACTTGAAGAAGTGGATTTTCAGTTTGTAGAATCATCTTCATATTATCTTGATGAAAATATGTATGATAATCATATCATGAAAAAATGGTTTATTAAATCAGATAATGGTGTAGATAACTGCTGTATTCAAGTAAAAGGTTATTCCAAACCTATGAGAGGTAGATCTGTTATCATTGTTCTGAAAAAGATTAATGATGAATGGAATACTCTGATTAAACACAAACCAAATGGTCAATGGGAATTCCCAGGTGGTGGATGGGATAAAGGTGAAAGTCCTAAAGAAGCTGCTATTAGAGAATTACATGAAGAAGCCCAGAGCAAAGTAAAGAATGTAAAACGTTTAGGAACTCAAATTCAGTTTAACGCTAATAAATTTGCAGTATCTCCGTGGGTAAAACAGCATGTAAAAAATTCTGATGACTGGTGGTATGGTTACTATTCAGCTATTTTTATCGGTGAAGAAGACGGTAAATTTACTGGTCACATCGAAGAAGAGGACTTTGAAGATACTTTCGGATGGAAACCTTTATCTTTTATTGCTAAAAGATTCCCTAAAAAACTTTTGGATAGCATTGAAAAATATATACAGAAAGAATTCAAAGAATCTATCACTGAAAATTATATCTCAGAAGCAGTTGATGTTCGTAATAAGAAATTCGATAAAGCTTATAAAGCTGCATTTAATTACGATAACGGACATATGATCAAAATCACATATTCACTTCAGGATTGTGAAGTTACAAATGTAGGATTATCAAAAGCAATGAGAGATCATGTTGCTTCTGTTGCTGAAGAGGTAAATAAAGAAAATCATAGAGGATTAAAAGCAACTAAACATATTAGATCTTTCATGGTGATGTTAAAAGGAATTATAAATTATAAACATCATGTGAGAAAACGTAAAGAAATGTTAACTAAGTTCTTGAATGATTATATTGGTGACATTGGTTATCTTGATTTCCAAGCCAAAGATTGTAAAATAATTGGTATTTATGATCTTTATGAAAAAAAAGAGATTACCGATGAAATTCGAATTGTTGGTATATTTGCTGCTCGTCATATGATCAGTGGTAAATCTTTATGTTTAAATGATAAAGATCTAAAAAGTGTTCATGATCTGCTTGAATCTGGTAGGACTAAATTCCATATTTCCACATATAAAGTAGGAGATATTGAAAAATGGCCAACATTCATGTCTACATATTGGGATGATAAAGGGGATCATTCTATTGTAAATATTAATAACGAGATTATTGATTCTGATGAAGCTAATCGTTCAACTGATATGGAACTTAATAATATTCCAGATATTATTGGTGATCTTGAGATGAAAGGCTTCCATGTTTCTGATGAAGAAGCTATAAAATATTTATCAAAATATAGATCTTCAGATAAATGGATTCCTGATGTTATTAGTGTTGATACTAAGAAAGATGTGGTTAAGAAAGAATCTTATGAACCTTGGAAAATGGATTTAGATTTCCAATCAAAAGTATTCACAGAGGCAGTAGGTGATGCTGACGATAATCGTCCAGAATCTGATCATCCTATTAGAGATACAATTCAGGATATTGATAAAGAACTCATGAAACATCAGCAGAAATCTAAACAAACTATGCAAAATGTTAAGAGTGTTGCTAGAGCTGCTATGAAACCTGTTAATAGAACTAAAGATTGGATTTCCAATATGATTAGCAATTGGAAGGATGCTGATGAAACGAATATTAAAGAACGAATGGCAGATCCACATGCTCGTTCCAATTTATTCAGTGCAATTAAAAAAGCAATTGCAGCAGGTTCTTTATTAAAGGCAGGACTATTATTAAATCCTATATTCCTATTCTTAACAGTTACAAGAGGAATTGGTAAAAACAAGAAAGAATTCCGTATCCGTAACGAAATGATTGGGGAATTAAAGACAGAGATTGAGATCTGTGAAACTAAAATCCAAGATGCTGATCGTAATGGTGATAATAAAGCTAAATATCAGCTTATGAGATTTAAGAACGAATTAAATAAGAAGCTTTTAAGGGTTGGCGGAGGAAAAGGTTGGTCCAAAATAATCTAAGCTTCTTAATGGTGGAAAGGAGGTATTACAAGATAAATGGATAAGTATCCAAACATATTTGAACAATTTTTGTTTGAAGCTCCTGGTGACGACCCTCCTGATACAGCTCCAGCTGATATCTCAAATCCTCCAGATATACCAGAAGATGCAACATTAGAGGACCCACCGGATATTCCGGACGATCCAGAAACAACCGACGATGATGCTCCTCCTGATATGATGGGAGACGATGACTTCTCTAGTGACGGTTCATTTACTGACGGTGGAGAAGAGGGTGAAAGTTCTGATAGTAATGTTAAAAACTTAGGACTTGATGATAAAGTATCTGCTATAATGAACATGAATTTATATCAGAAATATCTTTCATTATTGAGTAACATAAGAAGTCAGCAGGCTTCTATCAGAAGTAATATGGATATTCTATATACGTTATCACCAGACACTTTAAACATTACAAAATCTTTATCCAAGCTAGATGAAAACATTCATCTATATCTGAAGAATTATTTCGTAAATGAGAACTATTCTAAGAACTTACTATTCTTTAACAAATGCTTGAATTTACTCAAATTACTAAATGATTCTTTTGATAAAGGAATTAGCAAAGGGATTAAGGATATTAAGTAACAACTATGTAATCTTGAGGCAAAAGCTAATAAAAATTTAAAAGTAAAGGAGATATGATCCATGGCTAAGAATGGTGTAGGCTGGTTTTATGAATCAGCTAATGAACGCAAAAACAGTGCATATGAAGAGCATAAGAGCTCTTTCGGTGCATTCCAAAAGGAAGGAACTAAATCCTTCAATGAACACTTTGAGGAACTTTATGAAAGTTACAAAAATCAGATCGGTATTGACATTAAGCGTGACTCTCGTGCAATGTTAAGTGACCGTGCATTCATGGAGCAGTATAAGACTGATTTATTGACTCCTGTATTTGAAGCATATAGAGAGATGTCCCCTAATGACCCTCACGTTGCTTCTGTAATTGAAAATGTTGAAAGATTCTGGGATACCAAAGTTCGCAGCTATACTGAGTCTGCTTCTATCACTGGTTTCCTACCTATCGCTACTTTAGAATTCCCTGTGCTGGTTAAGCAGTTCTTCAGCTCTATCATTAAAGATATCATCGAAGTTGAGACTGTTAAGTCTCCTGCTATTACCAAACATATTCGTACCACTTACATTGTTAACAACCAGACTGGTGAAGAGCTTGAATATCCTAAGTGCATGTTTGATGGTACTTGGCAGAAAATGTGGGCTGCAGCTAAGGGTCATCCTATTCGTGAAGAAGCTGTTATGTTCGAAGATGGTCGTCTTAACAAGTTCGACATTATCTCTAACTTGACAGATGGTAATCCTGCAATTGATAAGCTCAGCTTCCAGTTCAAGATCATCGGTATCGTAGTTGGTGGTGAAACTATTATTCTTCGTGGTAATGGTATTACTGTTGAATTCAGTACTGGTGGTACTCTTGTAAACGGTGATTTGAACTTCGTACATGAAGGTACTCAGATCGATGATGTTCTTGCTGGCAAGGTAGACTTCATGAAGGGTATTATCTCTATGGCTTCTACTACTGGTCAGGTTGAAGGTGTAATCTTCTCTGGTTACCTTTCTAATGAAAAGAACCTTCGTCATGTATCTGTACGTGAGAAACGTGACATTCTTCGTTTCACTATCGAAGATGGTGCTCGTTATAACATGCCTTTCTCTATCGAAGAGATTGAAGATGCTGCTGCATTGCTTGATATCAACTACTACAACCGTATGGTAGATGAAATCGTTCGTGTTCAGGAAATGAACGAATGTATGACTGTTATCCAGTTCTTAAATGATGAATTTAAGAAGTATGAGGGTGTTGTAACTGATACATACAAGCTTGAAAGCATGGCTCGTTCTTACAAGGTTGACTTGAATCCTCCTGCTGGTTTCGCTGGTGATCCTTTCAAATACATCAGCACTGCTATCCAGTTCAAGCTTAAGAGTATCATCCATCACTTGACTGAAATGGCTAAGATCGAAGGTCTTTCCTTTGTTATCGTTGGTAACCCAATGGCTACTCAGCTTATTTCTGAATTCGTTGGTTGGAAAGTTCAGCAGGGTGCAAGCATCGGTGGTATTGATGTAAACAACGCATATGGTTTCGCTACTGATATGGGTGCTAACATCCGTGTAGTTGCTACTAACTTGTATGATGCATATACAGTTGATCCTGTAGAATCTAAAGATCCTTATGGTGCAACTCAGAATTGTCGTGAACTTGTACTTCACATCTATGGTTATCCTACAGATGCTGAACACATTAGCTTCCGTCACTTGAAGTATACTTCTCATCTGTTGACTTCTCAGTCTCAGACTGCTTACCAGAGTCCTAATGCTCCTGGCGGTGCATACAACATTGTTACTGCTACTAGCCGATTCAAGACTCTTGCAATTCAGGGTATCCAGGCTGACTTGATTATGCTCAACTCTGCTAAGGTATACGGTGATGCTCCTACTCGTCCACCTGTAGTTGGTGCACCTTGGGATACTATGGTAACAAGTGCTTCTAGCATGATCTAATCATGTAATACGATACATTTGGCATGTAAATACCTCCTCAGATATAGTAGCAGGGTTTAACCCTGCTACTATATCATATTTTAACCGACTAGATTATAATGAATTTACTCAGAGAATAATTTAAGTAAGGAGATGTATAATATGGCCATCAGTAAAGCTACTAAACAAGTACGTGATGTCTATCTAGGTGATCTACCGGAAGATGTCCGTATTAGAGTTATGGAAGTACATAAGTTAGTTGCTACTACAGCAAATACTATGTTTAATTCTAAGAAATATGAATATCTTAATACACAACAGTGGGCAAAAACTATGTTGGAAGAATTTCTAACGGTACCATCAGACAGATCTGAAGTTGGCTCAGTTAGAATCTATAAACAAGGTAAACGTTACAGTTGTATGATTCAACTAACTGCTCATGTTACTAATAATCGTAATACGGAAGATGAAGAATTCTTCCATGGATTGATTAGAAATGTACATGTATCTGTCAGAAGTAAAGTTCGTCGTAAGTATGACATGAAACTTACTTGTGAATCAGAACATGGGGAACATTTTGAAGGTTTAGATCTATGGACTAAACAAAAAGTTGCAAAAGAATTATGGGAACTATTTGAAGATAAACCTATAAAGAATATAAAACCAATAAAAGAATCCGTCAATGATATGGATCATCATAATGAGATTATGTTTATTGAAATGGAAGAACTTCCATATGGATTACAAAAGTTTATTTTAGAATCTAATCAAATGATCTTAAACAAGACCAAATTAACTGATTCCATTACAGAGAATGGTGAAATTGGAGATACTTTGCTGTGTAGACATTCAGATGGTACATATTCCGGAACTATTCAAGTAGTCAATGAGATGTCTGAGAATATCAATGAAGAGATTATTGATCTTATTCTAAATGAATGTAATATGGAAGATAATGGTACAAAAGAATTGATATATGAAGAATCTGATGATACTGCACTATTCCATTTAAATCTTGATTCTGTATATGTAGAAAAATTATGGTCCCGAATGGAAGGACTTGTTCCAAATGTACTACTAGAATCAAATAATCCTGAGCCTGAATATAATAGTGAGATGTCAGAAGCTGAAGCGAAGAAAGTGTTAAGACAATTATCTCAGGATATTATTAATAATTGCAATAATAAGCAGAATTACAAAGTTACACAGTATACTGCAAATATCTATGCAAATATTATTACAAAAAACTTACTACCTGTATGGGCGAAGGGATATAGAAAATTTTCTATCACATTAGATTCTTATCAGTCTTTTAATACTTTACAAATCAAAACCCCTAAGATGGGTAAAGATTTTGTGTCTCGATTTGTAGGCGGTAGAGAAACTCTCAATGGATTTTTACATCAGAATCCAGAGATTCATATTAAAATGTCTCCTCGTATCTTCCATACAATGAAGAATCCTGATGATGCTTTCAACTTCTTTAAAGCACTAATAAAATATTATGATTCAGGAGTAGAAATTTATTCTACAAAGATCATGAATGAAGTAATGAAATTGAATAGAGAGTTAAAATACTTAGTAGTTACTACTAAACTTAGTGGTATTGTAACTCTACCTATGCAGTTACTCTTTATTTTTGATGATGTTGATATGAGTAATAAGAACACATTTAAAATTTCTCAGGAAGATATCAATACAGTAACTAAATTCATTAGAAATATCTATACAAGATATGCTGCTCCTGATAAAGAAAAGAAACGTATTATCAATGATCTTGAAGACATTATTAAAAAGATAAGAGAATCATCCGATCCCCTTAATGAAAGTTTACAAGATCTATATTCATTACCTGAAGAAGTTAACAAATATTTTGAAGGTGTATACTCTGAAGATATCCAAAAATATGAAGATAAATTTATTCATGAAAATTTGGATAAGGAATGGTGTTTCAATCAGAAAAATCCTGAAGTTAAATATCTACAGGAAAAATTTGGTGTAAAAAAATTAAAGAAGATTCCTGCAGATACTGTAGCATATATTACAATTGAAACAGAATCCATTAGAGATGCAACTGATAAACATATGATTGCTTCATATTGTATTTCTAAGATTGAATTGGTTGAATGGTATATTGAATTACTTGAAGTTGGTAGTAAGAAATATATTGTTCCTCATAGTAAACCATATCTACAGAATATGCGTACACAACTTCTTCAATGTTATAAAAATATAATGGATACAAAAATTCCAAAACCAAATGAACGACCACTCATTGATGTAAATCAATATCCTCCTGGATATGAAGGATAAAATAAAAAAATATATATATAAAATGCAATGGATCGTTAACGATCCATTGCATTTTATATTCTTATTCGTATCTCTTTTTAAAAGGCATGATAGAATCTTTAATCCATCTTTTATCAGTTATACTCGATAATGCTCTATATACCAAAATAGATGTTGTAAGGGTACCAATATGAATTGCATCTTTATATGCATATCCTATATCAATAACACTTTTATCTTTAAACATTTCTAAAGGATATATATCACCATCATCAAGACATGATACAATTATATCACATTTACTAACCATTTGAATTGTATCTAATGTATGAGAATGACATAATACAAGAGTATCATTATTTTCCACTAGTCTATGGGCAAGATCCATATAACCAACAGATGTTCCTCTCCCAATAATTCCGATATTAATTCCTGTATTATCAAACCTTTCTGTTTTCCATTTTCTAATTAACTCAAAACATCCTTGAGATGTTGCGTTTAAGATACCTGATTGTTTTGTTTTATATTCTTTACGAACATCGATGTTGTATATTGCACTTGTATCTTTTTTAAATATATCCATTAAATCTTCTAACTCACGATCTTCTTCATCAATATAATCTGGAAAATTATCAAACAAAAATGGAATATTTGGATCATGGATTTTAGTAAATTCAATATCTAATCCAATACTTTTTCCTTTCTTTTTAATAGCATTGAAAAAATGTCCCCTAGCTTCTGGAAATACATGAATCTGAATTGTATTAATATTATATTTATTCATAAGATATATTGTTGCTACATCATAATAGTATGATAATGTCTTTACCAATTCATTGTTAATTTGTATCATATTAATCCTCCAATCTTTCATGTGCGATACCATCATTTGTCGTGTAATAAATATTTCTGATACCAAGGTCCTTTATTAAAGACATACAAGATTTACAAGGTCGAGCCATTCCATAAGGTTGATCTTTTCTTAATCTAACTATATAGATAGAAACATTCTTCCAATCAATATCAAGATCAATTATATGTTTAATAGCATCTACTTCTGCATGTATCTTGTGAGGATAATTATCAGAAATATTCCTCTCTTTATTATATTTTTTCTGCAATGGATCGGTACGATCCTTATTGCACCCAGTTGAAATTATGGTGTTTCTATAGACTACTACACAACCGATAGAATGCCGAGCATATGTGCTATGCTCGGCAATTTTCGCGGCTGTTTTAATGTATCTCAAGTCTCTATAGTTCAATTGAGATCAGAACCTCCCATTCAGTACGTCAATCAGCATGTCAACCATCATATCCTGAGAAGACTGAGGTAATGGTGCACCTGCAGCTTTAGGATGACCACCACCACCGATAGGCATTGCAAACATCGCACCCATATCAATATCGTCCCTCACGGTTCTCATTTCAAACTTTCCTCCGTTATAAGGAGAGAAATAGATCATTGCATCATACTGAGGATACTTAGTCAAGAACTGATAACCGAGTTCACTAATAGATGCACCCTTTGTTGTGAGAATGAATGCAATGTTATATCCACGAAGCATAAATTCAAATACATCATCAGGTGTAAAGTTGTCAATTACCTTTTGTTCATTCTCAATTTTCGTAGATACAAAGTCCATGTCTGTTAGTGAAATCAAATGGTTATCTTTGTTTTCAACATCACTAATCTTCTTTATATACCGCTCACAGAACTTATCCATCCCAAGGAGATAGAATAATGTCTGCAGTTCCTTTGCCAGAATATTATTGGTAGTCTTCCATTCATATGTATCATATGAACGGATAGTGTCTACCAACTTTGAAAACATTACTTCATCAAGATTCTTGAAATGCTCTCCAGTAAAATCATCAATATTGTAGAAATACTGATAAAGGAGAGATGTTCCACTTTCCTGTACTCCCAATACATTTTCAGGAACAATTTGTGCATCAGGATATACCTGCTGAACAGGGAAGTTAGTTCTATGATGGTCAAAGATATCAACTTTAACTTCTTTAGATTTGAAGACTTCAAGTGCTTGCACAGAACAACATATATCAGCAAAGATAACATGTGTGTTCACAGGATCAAACTGTTCATTTCTGAAAATAGATAAAGCTGTTTCATCAACTCCATTGTTTGAACAGTTGAATATCTCATAATCCTTTCCTTTTTCAAGATGTCTATGTGCTAATTCAAATACGATACGGCAACCGGCTCCATCCATATCATCATGTGTAAATAAAACTTTTTTGTACATTTTCATTTCCTTCTTTCTTTAAGTATTTTAGATGTTTTGGTTTCTTCTATAATAAGAATATATAAGTTGCGTATGTCGATAAACTAAAACATTAAGTTTACTATAGGAAAGGAGGAAATAACATAATGAGTGATATTAAACAGATTAATGGTCATTTTTACGATTTTGGCACGTCGAATGAATCATTCTTAATTACAGCTAAAGAATTAAAGGCTGTTGGAATTAAGAATTATTACTTCATGCTTAGAATAGACAATCCAAGAGTTGCTGATATAGATCCATTTAAACCTAATATTACTGAGCAAGAAATTAAAGCATTAATGCAAGAATTTCAACATAATGTTTGGGCATTCATACGTATGTGTGTACGTATGAGAACCGATAAAGGTGTAGTACCTTACTCACTACATCGTGGATTAGCTGCAGTAATATGGTGTTTCGAACGTCATCAAGATAATTGTATTTGTGAACCTCGTCAGACATATAAGACTACTGGAACAATTGGTGGACCAATTCTATGGGCATTTCAATTATCCCAAAACTTACACATGCATTTCTTTGGTAAGGAAACTGATAATACAAAACGAAACTTAGCTCATTTAAAAAGTAATATTGAATTACTTCCTGAATGGTTACAATTTAGACGATTCATGGGAGAAGATGGAAAAATAAAGAAATCTCGTCAGGCTACTGAAAAGTTAGAGAATAACTTGTTACACAATACTCTGGAAATTCATCCAAAACCAACTTCATTATCTCATGCCCAGGGTCTTGGTCGTGGTGGTTCTGGTGCTATTCTTTATTTTGACGAAATTGAACATACTCCATTCTTTGGAGAAATTATGGCTAACTCAGCTCCATTGTTTAAAACAGCTTCTGAAAACGCTGCAGCTGCAGGTAAGCCTTATTGCAGACTTATGTCTTGCACACCTCAAGTAAAATTGCTATGATTTTAAATGTATTTTTCATATATCATGGTATTAACTGAAAATACTATGTTAAAGGAGATATAAAATATGAAAAATACTAAAAGAGAAGAATACAGAAAAGTTACATATCCAGGAGTAGATCAAAATAGATATTTCATATCAGAATATGGCAAAGTCTATGATACTTTATTCGAACGATTTGTATCATCTCACGTTGATTCAGATGGATATCTAAGGATCGCTCTTAGTAAAAACAATTATGGAGTTCATAGAATAGTCGCATATGAATTTTGTTTAAAAAAATAGAGATATTCGTTTACAAATTGATCATATTGATGGTAATAAACAAAATAATCATTATACAAATCTAGAATGGGTAACATCTGCAGAAAATACTCGTAGAGCTCATGCTACTGGTTTATATAATACACGTGGAGAAAATTCATCTACGAATATCTATCCAGAAACTTTAATTCATGATATATGCAAAATGTTTGTAAATGGAATGAATAATATGGAAGTTTTTCGTAAAGTAATGAATAAAGTACGAATTGATTATAATTCTAAAGAAGATATGTCAATGTATACACTTATTCATAGGCTTAGACATAAAAAGATTTGGATAGACGTAGTATCACAATATGAGTATGAAACTTCATCTAATTCTGAAAAAGAATATCTTCCAAAAGATAAAAATAGTAAATTTTCTTTAGATCAAATTCATCAGATATGTAAACTTCATGTAGATGGTAAAACTACTGATGAAATTTATGATATATTGGGACTGAATAAAATTGTTATAAATGATCCTAAGGAAGAATTACGATACAAGAATGTTATTCGTAATATTAAAAGTGGAAATATTTGGTCTCAGATTAGCAAAGAATATTTTAAACCAGAAAAAAGAGCTCATACTGTACGAAATATTGATGAAAATGTGTTATCTAGAATGATTTCATCTAATATACCAAGAAACGAAATTTACAAATATTTTGGTATAAAAATGATGGAACTAAAGAAGATAGTTTATTACGACGATCTATCAATAAACGAATACTAAAAATAAATAAAATGAAAGCCATAAAAGAAAACGAAAGTATTCTTCTCAATGAAAATGAAATTAAAGAAATTATAGTATAAAACGGGGTGGCTATATGGTAACATATAGTTTTCCAATCTTAATTGTTCGGGAAACTCTGGTTAAACGTGTACTACTAAACTATGGTAGTGATATCATAGTGGCAACCAGTAATGTGGAAGGTATAGTAAAAAGGTACATGGTACAGACAATCCGCAGCTAAGACTCTGATCTTATTCAGAGTAAAGTTCATCGACTATCCTGAAATAAGCCGTGAAAGTCGGCAATAGGAGTACGACCACAATTGCCAATGGTGGTGGGTGAAAATCCCTTAAATGGAAATGGATTGCTCCACATAAAATATTGTATGTGGATGGAGATATAGTCAAGTATCCTATCGAGAGATAGGGAAGTTCATTTTCAATTCATATGAATATAATGAATTGAGTTTAGAGAACTGCACAGTGTTGCGAACTGTGTGAATATAACGGGTAACCTGGATACTCGCGAGGGTCGTGAAGCTTTACCTATTATTCAGTCAATGATTCCTTGGACTGAAAAAATATATGACATGACGGAAGAGCAGATTAAAGAATATAAATCTGCTTTCAGAGAAGATTACCACTCTTCAGAAGAGAAGAAAACTCGTGAAGTAATTGATGTATATTATATTGAATATCAATATTTCCAGTTACGTAAAGACTATAACTGGGTATTAGATCAGTTTGCATTATCTGGTGATAAGATGGCAATTCGTCGTGAAATCTTATTACAGAGACTTCGTGGTTCTAACAACTCTGCAATTAGTGCTGAAGATATTGAATATTTGATTTCTAATATGAAGAAATCAACAAATGATCTTTTGATTTGTGGAAAATGGTTATATAAACTTTACGAACATGGAGCAGGATACCAATTCGGTCGTCCTAAAGATCTTGATGAAAATATCCCGTATCTTGTTGGTATTGACCCTGCTGGCGGTGGCGGAGGAGATAACTTCTCAGTGTATATTATTAACCCATTTAACTTGAAGATTGCTGCTGAATTTAAATCTCCATATATTTCTGGACCTAATGCAGTTCGAATGTTGATTGAATTAGTTCATGAATATATTCCTAAGGCAGTATTAATTCCAGAAAAGAACTCAATGGGTATTTATTTAATTCAGATGCTATTAGAGACTGATATTAGAGATAACTTGTATTGGTCTAGAAAAGCTCAAGAATTAGAGGAATTAACATCAGAAGACGGAACACAAGAATTGAAATCATTGTCAGAACAGTATAGAAAATACGGTACATTCTTAAGCAAGAAAGTCCGTGATGCAATGTTTGAATTGTTATTCCAACATGTCGATGTATGTAAAGATATTCTTACTACTGAATACTTAGTAGATGATTTGTGTAAATTGATTAAAACATCTACTGGACGTATTGAAGCCGATAAGGGTGAACATGATGACTGTGTAATGGCATATCTACATGCCATCTATATTTATTATACTGGAGATAATCTTGAAACATTTGGTATCATTAAAGGTGATAATCCATTATATGGACCAATTCAGTTACCTGAAGAACCTCCTGCTGGAGGAATCACTTCTCAAGAAACTGCATTAGTTAATTCAGGAGGCAAAGAAGTAGTTTCATATGACGCTGAAGTTATGGATGCTTCTGCAAGAATGGAATCTCAAATTAGAACTTTATGTGATACTTTATCTTTTATGAATGATCCAATTTACTCTAGAGAAGATAGAGATTTTAATCCTTCTGATACTGTGGATCTAGGCTCATGGTTCTTTGATGATATTAATGGAACAGGAGGAAGATATTAAATGTTAAAATTTTTAGTAGAACGAGAAGATGATAATATTGAAGTATTACTTCTTCCTCACAAAGATGGATCCGGATATAGTTATATAAATACTACGAAAGGTCATATTTGTCCTTGTAAGTTTAATACAATAGAAGAAGCGTTGGATGATATGAAAAATAATCCAAAGGTAATAAGATATCTACAAATCGAGTAAGGAGGTGTAACAATAAACATGGGTATTTTATACGCAAAATCAGGAAAAATTTATTGCAACGATTATATGGAAATATATATCCCAATGGAATATTTCAACTCAGGAATTGCTGTAAACAGAGGTGCATCTATTGAAGCACTCGGTATTGTTTATACACGAGCGTTTCCTAATGGACAAGAAGGAGAGTTAAAACTCTTCAATGTTCCAGTTATTACAAATTTCATAGTATATGAATCTAAAGTAGAAAATATTAAAGTACACGGAAAGATTATTTCTGTAATGACTTTACAGTACATGAAAGATTCTTATATTATCCACCAAACATTACCTAAAGGAAGAGAAGTAGCAGGTGCATTCCTAGATAGTATGTTATCTGGTAAACTTCCTCGTACTTTAAACTATACAAAGGTGATTGACATTTGGTGGAGAAACTTGGAAATTTCTGGTGTAAGTTATAAAGTTCCATCAAAAATATATGAAATGATCATTGCAAGCATTTATCGTAATCCAAACAATATGAAAGAACGTTATGGGCAATATTATGCTCGACAATCAAAACCTAATGGTTATGATTATCAAACAGGAAATGTAAGATCTGTAGTTAAAGATCTATCAACATTTAGTGGTATGGTCTTTGAAGATATCGGTACTATGATATCAAATGGTATTAACAATTCTGCCGAAAATATTGAAGAACCTGTATCACCATTAGAGAAAATCATTCACTATTGATCATAGAAAATATAGAACCAGATTAATAATGAAGATGTCTCATTAAATTCATCAAAAAATATAGTAAAGGAGTGTACAATTATGGGTGAATCTAGCGTCCAAATTATTCCGTACTATGCACATCCTCATGTGCATACGGTAATTCTTGATGACACTTTTTACGATGAAACTACTGCTCAGCCTAGTGATACTAGCGAACTCCCTTATGCGACAGTCGTAGTTACTGGTGCTGATCAGGGTATTGACAATACTTTCGTTCGTATAAGTGATCTACCAACAAAGAAAGCTTTATTCGGTCAGGGTAACTTCCAGAAATATGGTCAGGCTTCTCTACAGGCTGATCTTTTATTCAACGGAAGTACGAACGTTTGGTTCTGCCGCGTTCTTCCTGATAATGCTACTTATGCAAACATGATTCTTCTTGCGAAATATCGTGAAGGTAATGAATTAGATGATTTAGGTCAGGAAACTGGTCTAAAACGTTTCGAAATCAAATTCGATGTTGCGTATGCTGGCAAACCTCGTTTGACTGAAGGTAGCACTGATGATATGGCAATTCTTGAAGTTGCTAATTCTCTTGCAAGTGAAGTACCTGATGCTCAGACTGGTTATATGACATTACCTCTTGCTTACGTTCGTTCTGTCGGTCGTGGTAAATATGGTAATAAATATGCTATGTGTTTCCGTAGAGACACTGATGCAGAAAAAGAATATGAGATGAAGATGTATAAGTGGTCTTTGATTACTAATACAGCTGGTGTATCTCGTGTATCCAATATCTTCTCTGGTTCTTTATATCAGACAACTCGTTTCAATATGTCTACTTTAATTAGTGACGTATTAGATCAGTTTGCTACTGGTAGCTGTCCTGTATATATTTATCCTTTCGAAGATAATTATCTGAAACTTTATGACTTCTATAAGAAGATTGTAGAATCTAACCAGACTTACTTGGCTCAGAATGCTTCTACTGATGATCAGTTAGCTGATCTTGAAATTGCTATGGCAATTAGTGAAGAAACTTTCGATCCTATGTTTGGTACTGTATTGAATACTCGTTCTAACGAGATTATTCCTTACTACAGAAACTACACAATGAAGAGCACTGGTCCTTATGTTGCTCCTGATATGGAAGTTGCAAATGCATCTATGATGCCTCAGAATCTATCCGATTGGGCTACTGCAACTGTAGGTGCTTCTGTACTTGTACTTGCAGATGAAAACAATGGTGGATATCGTTGGCGTTATACTGTATCTCATATTGATACTGATGCAGGAAACATTACATACGATGAAGGTGTAGAAGCTGCTGCTGATGACGATCAGTACGATGGTATTGATATCACTAATTCTAGAGGTATCATGTTTACTGGCGGTCATGATGGTGATTTCGAAGAGATTACTGTTGATGGAGTAACTCGTGCTCCTACTGCTGCAGAAATGAAACTATTACTCTCTCGTGAATATGTTTCTGCATTCCGTGGATATAAGGATCGTAAGATCTTAAGTCCTGCAAGAGTAAACCTTGACTTCATGTTCGATGCTAACTATAATATGACTTCTGAAGGTGACTTGACACTTGATGATTCTATCCAGAATCTATATAGTAATAGTACTGTCCTGACAGATGCAGATTATCAGCAGTTAGCAATTACTGCAAGTTCTGGTGCCATTGATGTTACTGATATTAACGTTAAACGTGCTATGTACGATCTTAACGAATTCAGAAACCGCAATGGTATGACTATTGCAGAAGACATGGGTGCTGGTTGTTCTTTATATCTTGACTGTGGTAATGTAGGTATTAAGAATGTTAATGCTTCTACTGAGTTGATGGATATCATTGAAATGTTTAGTGAGTTCACTGGACGTGCAACTTCTATCGACTTGGGTTGTTATGATATTTTTGATCCTTATACTGGCAGACGAGTTAAAGTTACAACTTCTTACTTCATTGCTAAAGAATTGATCAATCATATCATCCATGAAGGTTTGAACAAACCTTTCGTATATGGTCTTGCTCAGTTAACTTGCGTTCAGAAGAATAATGCACTTACTGCAGCTAACTCTATGATTCGTGATACCTTCCAACCTGATATTGATCTTATCGACTGGGATGTTAAGGAACTTCTGTTCACAAATCGTTTCAATTACTACTTAACTCGTGAAGAGGGTAGAATTGTTCAGCGTGCTGTTCAGAATACTCGTCAGCTTGATGCTTCTGCATTGCTTGAAGAGAATAACGTTCGTGTTCTTAACAGACTTAAGAAAGGTCTTGAACAGGCTAACCGCAATTATCTGTACAACTGGAATGAACCTGAAGCTCGTAAGGGTTATACTGATGCTCAGATGGCGATTTATCGTCCTTGGATTGGTACAATGGTTCAGGATATCAACATTGAGTTCAAAGCTAATGAGTGGGAGCAGGAACGCATGATTATGCACTGCTACTGTGTAGTTAAATTCCGTGATATTATTAAGAGAATCATTCTTGAAATTAATATCCAGAGACCTGATTATTCTGATGGAGGTGAAAGTTAATGGCTCTTAAAAATGTAATCACCAGTCAGACCGGAGGTCGTCAGTTTGATGCTCCTGACTTCACCAAATACTCTATGTTCGTTGGTGGTACTAATGCAACTCATCATGCATTACGTAACTATTCTCCAATGCTCAATGGTTTCGGTCGATTATTTATGGTACGTCCTCCTTTAGCAATCGCTAAAATGTTTGCTGGTGGAGATGACTTGTATAACACAAACTCTTTGTTCATTCAATTTAAGCACATGCTTGAATATATGAATAGATCTGTTACTGGTTTCCAGGAGAAAACAATTGAAAATGCATCTACACCTATTCAGGGTGGTTTTGCAGGTCGCCAGTTCTTTACTCCTACAGTAACTAAAGAAACAACCAATGAAATTACTATTGGTTTGTATGAAATGGTGGGTGCACCTGTATTCACTGTTATTGATGGTTGGATGAACGCCATCGGTGATGAGAACAGTGGTCTTGCTACTTATGGTGGCTGGATTTCAGGTGGTACTGACGCAGATGGTAAAGAGAAACGTTTGTATGCACGTAATGGTGAAAGTACAGATGGTATTGCATTCAATGAAGCAAATCATACTGCAGAATTCATCTATATCATGCATGATCGTTCCGGTGCTCAAGTTGAACGTGCTGTATTACTTGCAGACTGTTATCCTAAGGGAATTAATCAGGGAGCAATCCTTGATATGGCTCAGGGCGGAACTCATGATAACGTAACTTATGACGTTACTTTCAACTGCGTTGTGTACAGATCTCCTATCATCACAGCAATTGCAAATGACTTGTTAAAACAGTATCGTATTGTATCTAACTCACTGAACTTCAACCCTGAACTTGGTGATGCTGTATATGCAAACGGTAATGCTAACTTGTTTAATAGGTCTCTTGGTGCTGTTCCGGTTGATAGTGCAACTGGTACTAATATCGGTAACGTTCCTGTATTTACTACCACTACTGCACCTGTTACTAAGAACATTGGTCTCAAGAGTATGGTTGATGGCAAACTTGCTGGTCAGCCAGGAAGATCTGCTGGAACTTCTTGGGATGGTTTTGCACAGGAATAATCCCATAACGGTTTACTACCACTTCCTTTCCTTAAATATATACAGATACAATCCAGAGGGAATTCCCTCTGGATTGTATCATTTTTTGTCCAAATAAATATTTATATATTCTGCCCTTAACAATTAAGACAACAATGTTTAATTCACTCACCGTCTTAATTTATTAACACTCAACACAGAAAAGGAGGATATAAAATGGTTAGAGAAAAGTATAACCTCATCCAAGAACTGCAACGAAAAAATGAAGAGCTCAAAGGGAAAAAGAAATTAGCATTAACAGGTCAAGGTGATTTCTATGGAGGTAACAATGTAATGCGTAGTACGATGAACATTAAACATCATACGCAACATCTTACATTAGATAATCCAGAGTTTCCATTCCTGTATGATGGTAAAGAAAATATTACCGGTGAACATTCTTCATTCTATAAAAGAGCAGATAAGGAATATGAAGTATATGCAATCTGTAAGAAATATGAAAACCTTCTAAAAGGTAAATGTAACGTTGCTTTATACTTCTTATATTGCAGGCAGGATGACTCGTATACAGTAGTAGAGAGAAATCAAGTAGAAAATCTTACTGAGAATTTTGGTTTCGATTACAAGAATGATTTTCTTGATGCTGCAGAAGTTGGTGAAATTATTCCTGAAGGTACAATGTTATATTCAACTACATCTTATGATGAATACGGAAATACTTCAATTGGTGTAAATGGTCGAATTCTATATGGTGCACATCCAGCTGTACAGGATGATGCCATTATTCTATCAGAATCTTTTGCAAAAAGAATGGTAGCAAATAATGTAACATCAAAGACCATACCTATTAGTGAAAATACTATTCTTCTGAATCTCTATGGTAAAGAAGGAGAATATCAAGGTCTTCCGAATATAGGTGATATTATCAGTGATGGTATTTTAGCAGCTACTCGTCAGATTAAAGAAAGTAGAATGTTTTCTGACATGAGAGATATTTCTTTACATCATATCAATCAATCAGATGCTAAATATTACTGTCCTAAAGATTCTGAAATTATCGATATCAATGTATACTGCAATAATCCTAATATCAAAACCAATAAGGTTACAAAACAACTTATTCAGTATTACAATGATGCAAGATGGTTCTACACTGATGTGTATAAAGTATGTAAGAAAATTCTGAAAAGCGGTTCCAAAAATATCGACAAGGAAATCAATAGATGGAAACGTAAAGCTATGAACTATTTGGATACAGATGCTCAATGGGCTTTCAATGATTCTGTATTTTCAAATATTATGGTAGAGATTCTGATTAGAAGTAAAGAAACCGTCAAAGTCGGCCGCAAAATAGTCGGTAAAATGCATGCCGACGTAAAATCGTGCTAATTGCGGGAAACTCCTGTTAAGTTCTAACTACTAACCATAGATAGTGATATACTATGGGGCAATGGGTAATTCCAAAGGTATAGTAAAAATGTTAGAAATAGGGACAACCGACGCAGCGAAGTATCCTAAACAGGATATGAGTTCAACGATCATCCCTTGGATAATATTAATAAATTAATATTATCAATAGGAGTAGGGCCTAAGCAGGACTGAATAAGGTCTAAGAGGTGGGTGAGAATCCCTTAAATCGAAATGCCGGTCATAGTATAATTACTATGAAAGATATGATCTCGACGATCGAAAGATCCTTCAGTAGTGAAATTCTACTGTCGTTATGTGAAAGCATAAGAAGCATTAAGTTGCTGCATTGATGTTGCGAATCAATGTGTAAGAAACCGAGGCATGGAAACAAGACTGTGACATGTAGTATATGGCCAGATGAAGAAATGCCATATTTAACTACAGAAATGACAACTGATCAATATGGTGTAAAACATGCTAAAGGAGTACGAGAACGAGTAGATTTAATAACTAATCCATTGGCTATTATCAATCGTACTATTCCAATGGTTATGTATGAAGGATCAGTTACATTTATTCTAGATCGTGCTAGAAAACATGCAGCAACTTTAGATACTATAGAAGAACAAAAAGAATTTATGTTCGATATATTACGAATCTTAAATCCTAAACAGACTAAAGATTTAGAAGATATTTATGATGGTTTATCAGATTATCAAAAGAAACATTTCATTCAAGACTGTATCTCTGTAGATAGAAATGGATTACTTATCACCAATAATGGATTATATTCAAGATGGGAACCTTTCAATGAAGAATGGTCATTACGAGATTCTATCTTAGAGATATATGAAAAGTATGGTGATATTATTAAACCTTATCATATCTTTGCTCCTAAACCAAAGTGGGGAAGGGATATTTGGATTGGTGACGATTATGTTGGATATCAATATATCATGATGCTTAAACAGTCCGGTGAGAAAGGTTTCTCTGTTAGATCTTCTGGAGCCATTGGTGATGAATCTCTACCTGAGAAGAGTAACTCGAATAAAACTGGTAGAGATTGGAAATCAACAAAGCCGATTAACTACAAATCTAGTTGGCTTTAAACCCTTTTAATTGCGGGAAGTTCCTTAGAGCTTATAACTACCACAGCTGCCAGTAATGGACAGTGTTAGTACTAACTGTAATGGGTTAGGGATGGTAAAAACGTTATAAGATTGGATAATCCGCAGCTAAAATACTGTGTATATTATTGACTAAAATCAAATCATATATTCTATATAGAAAGGAGGTAATCAATATGAAACTATCTAAATTAGATAAATTATTACAAGAAGAAAGAAATAAACATTCTCAATATCTATTTAACAAGAATGATTATGAATTACAAATTGCAGAAATACAATTGTTAAATCAATACATTCATGATCTGAATAATCCTGTATGGAAACCAGTGATTATTGATGGTAAAGATTCAGGATATAAGATTAGTAATACAGGCGTTGTGATAAATGTTAAAAATCAAACTATTCAAGGTGCTGTTACAAATGCTGGATATCTGATGATAAATATTTATGGTCTAAAAGAAAAACCATATAAACGTTCCATACATAGGTTAGTAGCTGAAGCATTTATTCCAAATCCAGAGAATAAACCATTTGTAAATCACAAGAATGGTATTAAAACATGTAATTGGGTTGGGAACTTAGAATGGGTCACAATTCAAGAAAATATGCAACATGCAGTAGATACTGGTCTTTTAGACATTAAAGGTATTAAACATCCAGAAAATGTGTATACTGAAGAACAAATTAGATTAGTATGTGAAATGTTAGAAAATACTAATAGTAATCCAGCTTTAATATCAGAATTAACAGGTGTTTCATCTATAATTATTTATCATATTAGAAAAGGTGAAACATGGACACATATTTCTTCTGAATATAATATTCCTTCGATAAATTTTAGAAATGAATATTCAGAAGATAAAATTCATAATATTTGTAAAATGTTAGAAAATCCAAATGTGAAAATAATGGAAATATCTGAGATTATGAATGTTCCTAAAACGTTAATTTATGATATTAATACTAAAAGATCATGGAAACATATTAGTTGTTTATATAGTATACCAGTTAAACGTCAATAAACACAGTATAAAGTTCAACGACTATCGACCAACTGTAGTATTCGAGAAATACGATACTAATACAGTCAGTAGAGTACAGCTAATGAATTCATTAGTCTATTTATAGTGGAATGATAAATAGTGCAATATGGAAATGGAGGGCAAATAATATTGGTAATAGATATTATTTGAAGATATAGTCTAATCTATTCACGAAATTGAAAGTTAAGAAAATCCCTTGTAGATTTGGGGAGTACGAAACGCCTAATTTCCTTGTAATTACAGATCCTCAAGACTTCGCATTAGTTAGTGCACTATACAGATCTTCAATTGATGGAAGACGTTATATGTATGAAGCTATATTATCAGAAGATGGTCATTATAATATTCCGGATAATTTTACTCAACGATCTGTAGAAGTTCTTCAGGTATATCTGAAATCATTAGGAGTACGTATGGAAACAATCATCGATGAAGATGAATATATCGGTGAGGCAGAACACGATGAAGATAGTGTAGGATTTGTAGTAGGTAATAGTACAATCTTCTGCACATCTAATGAAATGTATCATCTCAAGAAACTTGGTAAAATATACAGAAGATATCTTAAAGAGAATCCTGGAGATATTGATGATGTTGACGAAGTTTGGGACTATGTAGTAGAAAATCTTCCATTCAAGAAGAAATATCTCACTGATAATATAATCAACTTGTTTAAGACTCATTTGGAAGATTTCGCTATCAGCAAATAAAAAGAGAGGTAAATGATATGGAAGAAATTTATAAAATCATTATTCCTATTCTCTCTGTATCAATGTTGATTAGTTTCGGAGCATTTTTATGTGTGCTCCGAAACTATCTCATATTAAAAAAGAGAGAAGAAGAATTACAAGAACTAAATGCAAAATTAAAGAAAGATAGTGAACGAAAGAACACTCAATATTCTGAAGATATATTGAAATATGTTCGTATGTTTACAACCCAAGTAACTTTCTTGCATTTCAGAGATTTCATTGACAATCATAAAGTTGAAATGACAACGAAAGAAAATATCAGAACTTTAGTGGCAGATATCAGTAATGAAGTACATGACAGTATTAATGCTGATAGAATCATATTTGATGACACACTATTCACTAAAGAGTTTTACGAATCATATATTATTCGTATAACAATGGATACCATTAAAGATCTACTATCAAAAACAGTAGATGAAATTTAACATGTTTAAGGAGGATATTTAACATGAGTGACGAAAGTAAAGTAATTGCATTTCCTGGTAGTGAAACTGCACAAGAAGAAATTAAAGAAAACGAAACTGTAGAAGCAGTTCAGGAAGAGATTGCGGAAAGTGGTCCTATTGAATTGGATCCTGAAAACCCAATTAATGAAATGAGTATGAAACAGATTGAAGAACTTATGAAGCAGGCTGAAATGATGGTTCAGATTATGCAGAATCAGTGGAGTGCTTCTGCTCGTGAGTTACATATTAATGATACTCATATGAAAGAACTTGGTAAATGGAACGATGATCATCGTACTCCTATGCCTGAAGATATCAGTGAAGAAGAAAGAAATAACTGGGATCATTTAAATGGTATTGACTGTATTACTGAAGAAGAAGTAAATAGAATCTTTGGTGAGGAGCATCCTATTCATGGTGTTATGTTCTCTCAGACAGTTGATCGAATTAAGGCTGCTTGTAATGACTTCTTTGGTTGGTTAACAACTATGCGTGAATATCGTCAGATTCATGATGCTTATCTTGAACTACTTGAAGTAGAAGAAGAAAAGAATATTGAAGTTCTCAAAGCAAAGGCTGAAGAGGAAGAAGATCCTGAAAAGAAAGCTAAGATGCAGGAAAGTATCGATCTTTATTATGATCGAAAATTCCTTGGATGGTTAGCTAAACCTTTTGCAGAAGATGAAAGAGATCGTATTCTCAAAGCACTTGGAGATCCAAAGAAGATTGAATATTGGCTTGAAAGATGTAGAACAAAACTTTCCCAGTTAAAGATTTCTCAGAAGTTCATTTTGGAAATTGCACAGTTTGAACAGAGATTCCTTCCTGAGAAATATCATAAAGCTAACAATGTTCTTCTATTATATTTCATGGCAACATGTGGATATTGTAAAGCAAGTGATCCTGAAGATGATGGTCGTGTGAAGACTGTTTGTATGGTTATTGCTTTAGATGCATTTATCCGCAATACTTGGAGAGAGGAAAGAAAGCAGAATCTGCTTAATAATATCATTGCTTTTGAAGATCAGTTTATTGATTTCATTAAGGAACCTGAAACTGAACACGAAGTAACACCTCCAATCACAGAAGAATCTGAATCCGTTAGCGAATAATACAAATAATATGGAGAGAGGATTTAATCCTCTCTCCATATTATTTTAAACGCATCATTTCTTTTTATGTAAATATATTATTAATGTATAATAAAGAAAAGGAAGGTGCTTAAAATGAAATTTATTTTCAAAGAATGGTTACAAGATAAGAAAGCTTGCATGATGTTGTTATGTTGGTTTATCTGTAATCTTGTAACAGTGGTAATCAGTAACTATTTAGTGATAATGATATCCAATATTTTCGGTGATATTGAAAATTGGATTAATCATTTGATCACACTCGTATTCGTACTAATCACGAATATAATTGCAAGTTCTCTTGTTGGTTATTTACGAACAGCTAGTATCAAACAAGTGTATACTACATTGATCAATAGATATGTAGATAAAATTCTAGGTGCTGAATACAAAATGTTTACTAAATATTCGGTTGCTCGAATTAATACTGCTCAAGAATTTCTCAGTAAGATTTCTAGTATCGGTATGAATACCGGAGCTTTCATCATTCGTTGCTGTGCGATAATCATAACATTGTTTACAATGTATCAAATTGGTGGAGATATGATAATTCCAATAATCATCATTTATTTCATAGGAATGATAATTTTCAGTAAAGTTTATAAAGAGTATATGAAAATTGATGAAGCGTTTACAGTTGTCAAAAGAAAAAGGAATCAGGAAGTAGAAAACATCATTAATGGATTTGCCGAGGTTAGATCATTTAATACAGTTGAAGAACATCGAATTTCTATAAGAAATAAAAATCAAGAAATATGCGGAAACCAAATAAAGAAAGCAAAAATTAATTCAATATTATATGGATCAATAGATGGTGTTGAAGCAGTTGGATTAATTATTGTAATTGGATATACAATTTATCAGCTTTCTCTTGAAGCTCTTAATCAAGCTCAAGCAATGAGTTTAATAATGCTAGTATTTAAACTCATGGATCCAATGTTAGCAATACTTGATTTTATATCTGATATTTCTGATAACATGTCATTGAAAGATGAATATAAAAATATTATTGAATATCCTGGTTTGATGAGAGATGGGTCTGTAGAGTTGTTAGAATTTAAGGATGAAATTAATCTCAAAAATGTAACATTTTCATATGATAATTCTAACAATACATTAGCTGGCGTTAATATGAAAATTAAGAAAGGGCAGAAAATAGGAATTTGTGGAACTAGTGGTGGTGGAAAATCAACTTTATTTAAACTTCTGAATCGTTTCTATGATCATAAGGGTGGAGAAATAACAATTGATGGAGTTCCGTTAAACGAGATAACACTTGATAGTTATAGAAAACACGTTGGATCTGTACATCAGGAAAACATAATCTTTCCTGGAACTATTAAAGAAAATATCATGTATGGTTCATCTCATGCTACTGAAAATGAATTATTAGATGCCTGCAACAAAGCTCATATTCTAGAATTCATATTGTCATTGGACAAGAAGTTTGACACAGAAGTTGGGCCAAGAGGTTTAAAACTATCAGGTGGACAGAAACAGAGAATATCTTTAGCAAGATTATTTCTTAAGAACCCGGAAATTATACTACTAGACGAAGCCACAAGTGCTCTCGATAATGAATCTGAAACTATCATTCAAGATGCAGTAGATGCCTTGGAAGGAAAGACTATAATAACAATCGCTCATAGATTATCAACTATACAAAATTGTGATATAATTTATGTGATCCAAAACGGTACAGTGGTAGAATCAGGAAGTCATCAAGAACTAGTAGAAAAGCATGGAGTATATTATAACATGCTAAAATAATAACTATATACAGAAGAGGACTATTAGTCCTCTTCTGTATATTTAAAGTTTAAAAAGGAGGATTTTATAATAATGAATCTATTTAAAAAGAAAACAGAAAATAATTCACCAATGTCAGTAAAACAAGAAACTGGAAAATCTTTATATCAGCCATGTTATAAATGTCCACTTTGCGGACGTATGCTTGTTGTAGGTAATCCTCGAGAAATTCCATATGACAAGTTACCAGAATTATTAGGAATGGTAATCCAGAATCAAATGTTTCAAGGAAATCCATATTTGTATCAAGTACCGTTACATGTTCCTTGTAAATGTAACGATGGATCTGCAGGTTTAGCAATGTTTGCTGGTTTTAGAAAGATTAATTAACATAGGAGGTTTATTATGAGAACATTTAACGAAATTCATGAAAACGTATTAAAAGGAATCGAAGAGCTAAAATCACTGAGTTCTGGAAATGTTGAAAGTAGAGTTTATTATATCAAGAGAAAATCAATTCTAGAAGAAATTATTGGAAATATTGATGAAGGTATGAGGTTATATCCTACAAGTATTCCAATGTATTCAATGCTGAAATCTAGAGTTCAATCCTCTATTAATATCATGAACCTTGCTGATCAAGTTGGTGTAGTTAATCGATAATTAATAAAGGATGGGAGATATATCTCCCATCCTTTATTTTTTATTTTCGGACCTCCTTATAACAACTTTATTGAAATATTAAGAAAGGAAGTGTGATTATGAGTCAATTAATTTTTGATGAAAGTACTCTCATTAATGGGAATATATTTAAATTTGAAGAACGTTTAAATTCTCAAATGAATAAATATCACGGTAGTGGTGCTATTCTTACTACATATTTTTCACAAGATGAAAACTCTTCAACTGTTGATCGTGGTACAAAAGATATAGATGAGTTATTTGGTAAACATGCCCCTATCAGATATAATGAAATTGATAATTTTCCATTATATGATTTTGGACAAGCAAATCCAGAGAATACTGATGAACAACAAATTGAAGATATCAATGTTGATGGTGAATGTACTATATTGCCATCTACTATAGTTCCTAAACCAATGGACCTTTTCATCGTAAAACATTTGAAAATGATTCATCTATTTCAGGTAACCAATGTATCTTATGATAGTATGAAACCTGATGGATTTTATAAGATTAGATATCATTTACAAACCACATCTCATGAATCAATTCAGAAATTAAGAACATATCAAGTCATTGATAAATATCATACTGAATTAAATGCCATTGGTACAAATTTAAATCCAATTATTAGAGAAGATGATTTCGTGACTAAAGGTCAGATTCTTCAAATGATTAACCAGATGATTGTATCATATAGAGCATTGTTCTATGATGAAAAACATAATTGTTTTTTATACAAAGATGAAAATGGTGATCGATGGTTTGATATGTGTGCCAATGAGTTTATCGGCAAATATAGTTTAATGAACTTCTCAAATTCAGGTAAAGTAATAGTATTACAAGATAAGCTAAGAGATTCAATGTTACCAATTAAATATAATAATTCTATTTTCAGTTGGCTGGAATTAGGTGCACCTGCAAGATTACTTCAGAAATTTAATTTCAATTTACGATATGCATCTGAATATAGATATTCTTCTTTTGTAGAATGGGGAGAAGATGATGTTCAAGTAATACATCCTCTCAATACCAATGATAGACATCTTCAATATTCATATTTCGATGATGTCCAATTTAATGCTTTCATGAATACAAGTGAAGAACCTATTAACGAATATGAAAAATTGATTTGGAAGTATATTAATAAATCAGATATTTCAATGACTGATATTTCATTATATACAGCAGATGCATTAATATCTTCCGTATATCATAAAGATATTTATCTTTATACACCAATTATCATATTTATTATGCGTAAAATCCTCGGACTTAACTGAAAACAGATCAGTAATGGATAACATTGAATTCCAATTTATTTTAAGAAAGGAGATATAGATATGAACAACTGTACGTGTTGTGATCAGAATTCTGTACATACAAATGCATATCTCAATTTAAATGGGATTCCTTATCTTGTAGCAGAGTACCTAGATCAAAGATCTTTTCAACAAATAGATAGTTCCATCATTAAGAGTGAAATCTTTATTGATCAATCTGAATGTATGAGAACTATTGTTGATATTAGTATTGACGATATTGGAAAACGTGCTTCTGATGGTGGTCTCAATATCATTGGTAATATGACAAAACAGAATGATTTGATTACTCTTATTAAAAATAATTATGATATGCTTGAACATCAGTTACCTGTGTTTCGTAAAGGTATAATGTTGAGAGTAAATTATCAGTTAGAAAATAAGAGAACTGGTCAAGTTCTTCGTTCTGCAATTGAAACAATCAGGATTCCTGAACGCAATTATTTCATGGCTATTAACCAGAGTGATATTAATGACAATGCTATTGTTGTAAACTTCTGTAATTCAATGGTTTCAACTATTGATCAATTTACTCATGGTACTGAACCGATGATGCTTCGTATTACATCAATTCAGATGTTCTATGAATGTGTTAAAAATGATCCAAAAACTCCTAGAGTTAAACAGAGTATGATCTACGATCCTAAAATGGTTGAATATTTTTATGGTTGTGAATCTGATATTTACAATTATCACCAACAGGTTCAAACAAGACATTCGTTTGATGAATCTTTCCAAAGAAGTTTTTGTCCTCCTACATGGACTTTCTTTAATAGATTCTACCATTATGACGAAGAAAATAAAGATATGATTCTTCATTTAGAAGAAATCAATCATAAGGGAACTAAAACACTTGCAATGGCATGTGGAACTATTCATGTGAACAGAACATTTTTAATCAATCCTGGTCATAGAATTATTTTCAAATTCTCTATATGGAAGAATGACATTATTGTAGTAAATGATTCCTCTTATATAGCAGAAGCTTTGAAATCTCCATATTATCAAACTCAAGGAAATACTTCTTGTAATTGTAATCCTCAGAACAATCAATCTGGAATTAACAAAATGGATTATGAACAGAATACAGTCATCAATCAGTTGAATGAAAGTATTCAGACACTTGTCTCTGTGATTAAAGATTTACATCCTGAAAGCGGAGAGACAGTAAATCCTGAGATTCCAGAACTTCCTGAGAAGCCTACAAAACCTCCAATCAAACCAAATATTCCTCCTAGTAAAGCTAAGTTTATTAAAGCTTTATTAAAGAAAATTGATGAATTGCAAAAAGAAGTTGAAGAATTAAAGAAATTCGATGATTCTATTGATGAAGAGATTTCTGATTCAGTCACAGAAACATTAGAAGAAGTAATTGCTCCGATTTCTCATGATTGGATAAGTGAAATGCTTGAAAGCCTGGATGAAGATACGGGAGATTCATTTGAAGAGTAAGCTTTTATTTAGGGAGGGATAATATTCATATGGATGATATTATGAAACTCATGACTGTGGAAGAAATCCAAAAATTTGCTGAAGAGATGTTTAAAGCAATAAATACAAGAATTGATGAACGATTCATAAAATCTGAAAATATTGAAGAAGATACCTCCTTATTAGAAGAATAAATGTAGACGAAACAAGTCTATAAATCTGAAAGAAGGAGGGTAAAAAGTATGGATATCAATGAAATTATGAAATATGAATTTCTAGATCGTGCAGGTGTGAAAGAACTTACTAAAGGCATCTTACAGAGTGTCAATACTAAGATTGCAGAACGTATTGTTACTGAAGTAAATGCTTCTAGTGATGATAATCATACTCCTAGTGCATTAGCTGTGTATAAAGCTATTCAGAATAGCAAACATACTAGCTTTAAAACTGTCACTGGAGATATTGATGTTCAGGTTCCTGAAGCTGAAAGATCTAGTAATTTCATATATCTACAGCGTGACTCTGAAGAAGATACAACTTGGATGATGTACGTTTGGATCACAGATACTACTGAAGAAGAAACTACTGGTAGTTGGTTCTGCCTTGGTAATACTGATATTGATCTAAGTGGTTACTGGTCCAAATCAGAAGGAGACATCGCTGAGCTCCGTGTTGCACTTGGAATTGATACAATTACTAGTGACATCGAAGCTTTGGCTGAAGTTGTAGGTGGTAAAGTAAGTTCTGAAGATCTCAATGGTATTGAAGCTGATGAACTTACTGCAATTCTTGATGAAGCTATGCTTAAAACAGATGCATTCCCATCTCAGTTCACTTTAACTATTAACTATGTTGATACTGAAGGAAATTCTGTTGCTGAAGCATATTCAGCTAAGGTAACTTCTGGTGAAGACTATGAAGTTGAATCCCCAGTAGTTGATGGTTACACAACTACTCAAACTGTAATTAGTGGTGTAATGCCTAAGGAAGATGCTACTATTAACGTAGAGTATACTTCTACGGTTACTACAGAATAATTACAGAATAACAAATAATGTAATAGTGGAATATCCATTATAACAAATCTCAAAACTATAAAAAGAATAGAAAGGATGACTCAATTATGGCAGTTGAAAAATTCAATTTCCTCGATGAATCTGGTGTGCAGGCACTAGCGACTTATATCCTGCGTGGAGCTAACTCTCGTATCAAGGAACGTATCATTGATTCTACTGTAGGCATCACTGCTGATGCATACAATGATGACAATCACGTTCTTGCTGCAAAGGTATTGCTTGGCTTGATTGGTAATATCGATAACTTCGATACTACTATTGACGGTACTGGTAATACTGTACTTGACAAGGTTAAGGCTCTTAAGAATGCAATTGGTACTGCAGCTGACGGTGCTACTACTGCTACTGTATATGGTGAAATTGCAAAGGTTCGTACTGAAATCTCTGCTCTTACTCACTTGACTTATCAGGTAGTAACTGGTGACATCGAAACTCAGGTACCTGCTGGTGAAGCTAAGACTGACGTGATCTATCTTCAGCATGATGAACCTAGCTACTCTGTAGGTAACGATGGTTTCCTGTTGGCTGCAGATGGTTCTCATGCTGCTAGTGATGGATACGAAGCTTACGTAGATCCTGATACTGGTGTTGTATACAAGGTTGTAGACGGTACTGTAACTACTGATGTTGTAGCTGATGACGATGCAATCTATGCAAACGTTGCTCAGGTTGAAGACACTACTTACAACCTTTACATCTACAACAAGACTGGTGAAGATACTTACGAATGGCTTTGTGTTGGTGACACTTCCATCTCCTTGTCCAATTACTGGGATAAGAGCGATGCAAGCGTTAACGAGTTGAAGAACTTGATCATGGAAGCTATTGCAGAAGATACCATCAGCTCTGCTGTTGCTACTGCATTTGCTAACACTGATCCTTACACTGGCGACAACGCTTATCTTGACTAATATATCCTCCGATATATAATAAAGATATAGAGGTAGTAGGACGAGGCAATTGCCTCGTCCTACTATTTCACCTTTGTTATTTAACGATCTTAGTATATGCTGAAGTTGCTTTTGTTTTTATATTATTCGATGCAATAGATCCAATTACACGATTATATACTTCCTGTAGTATTTCATCATTATCTTTACTCCAGTAATTCAGAAGATCATATTTAGTTTCTCCTACAGCTAACCATTTATCTTTGTAAATATACATTGTCCATGTATTATCATCTTCTGAATCATGTTGGAAATATAATATTGAACTATCCGGATTAGTCACTAATGTATTGATATCACCAGTAATAAAACTGAACTTAAGATGTTCCATAATACTAGAAGCACCAATACCAGCAACTGTTATACCACAGTATCCACATGCATCTTGTAAAGATTTTTTGACATCTGAAATTTCTCCAGTCGTATTATTAATGACATTAATAACCTGATCTATCAATGATAATACACTTTTAGCACTAGGCATTTCATTATCCGTACTTTCAGAATCTATATCTGTACATATGGATTTTTCCAAATTTTCTTCAGCGATTTCTTTTACAACATCGATGAATTCTTGTGTTCCAAGATCATCAAGAAATTGATATACATTATTGCTCATTTCTGCCATCCTCCTTTATTTAGTTTACTTGTATACTCCAAGCATATCTTTAAAGAATGGTCTTGGTTCAGTATTCGTGAGCAACCCTTCTTTAAAGATATCACAGTTTATAAAGAAGGAGTGATTACAAAATGGGACTAATAGGACATGAAATTATTCAATCACGTGTGTGGATAGATCCCAACGCCACTCCTCCACCTAATCTAAATTATAAGAACACATTTCCTATTACTGTATTTAAAGCTGTACGACAGGATATGTACGATGAGGATAGTCCTACATTAGCAGAAGTATTAGAACAAATTAATTCTGATTTGAATGGACGTCAACCTCTTATCCCTGCTAAATCAGCTGATAATTTAGTAACTTATGGTGGAGCAGCTGGTGCTATTGGATCTATTCAAATTAGTACTAAAATTCCATACGATGAAGCTTCTCAACGAAGTGATAGAATTCCAACAGAAAAAGCTGTAGGTGAATTACTTCGTAAATATGGCTTTGTAGATAATAATGGAAATGCTACTGGTGATGACACGACCAAATTACTATGGACTGCAATTGTTGGTAGGCCAGAAATATATAATGAATTAGGCGATGATGAAACAGGTATTGTTTCTCAAGCTGCGATAACAAAATTAATTTCTGATATTAGAAAAGAAATGTCTAATATAATAACAGAAATTGATTCTACTCAATTCGGAGTTAATATTACTAAACATATATCTGATTATGAAAATCCTCATCATGTAACAGCTAAACAGATTGGTGCAGTAGATTTAGTTACTTTTGAAAATCATACTCTTGATAAAAATAATCCACATGAAGTAACTAAAGATCAGATTGGGTTAAGTAATGTAGATAATACTTCCGATATTGATAAACCTATTTCTAGAGCAACTAAGAATGCATTAGATAATTTAAATGCATTAATTTCTGGAATTAGTGGTTTATATGGTGACTTGAAATATGTAATTGATATCAATTATGATCAAACAAAAGGTAGATTATTGATATCTTTTAATGATACTTCAGTCGTATCTATTCCAATTGTTACTGATGGTTTAGTTGATGAAATTACTGTAGATCAGGAAACTAATGAATTGGTTATTACTGAATTAAATGGATCTTCTAAGCGTATCAGTATTCAGAATCTAGTTCAGAAATATATAGGTACAATTGGAACCCATATCAAAATTGAAGTAAATAAAGATGCAAATCTTATAAGTGCTTCAATTATTCCAAAGAGCATTACTTCTAATGAGATATTAGATAATTCTTTAGGTAATTCTGTGTATGCCGATAAATCTATTACTGGTAATAAGATAGCTGATTTAACAATTACTACCATCAACTATGCTGATGGATCTATTACAACAGAAAAGATTGCAGATGGAACTATTAAAGATTCTAATATTGAAACTCATACACTTACAGGTAGAGTATTATTTACATCTGAAATATCTAATAGGATTTTAGCTGTAAAAGAAGCTGGATCAGATGCAGAGTGGATGCAAGTAATTAATGAGATGATTGCTGATAATGCTATATCTACATCCAAATTATCAGATAAATCAGTAACTCATGAAAAAATTGCAGATACTGCAGTTGATACAAATAACATCAGAGAAAATGCAGTTACTGGAGATAAGATTGCTCAATATGCAGTATTGCGTAATGTTAAATTAAATGAATCTCCTGTATTAGAATCTGATGATAACAGTATTCCTGATACATCATGGGTTCGTAAGTTATTCAGCAATATTACTATTACTGGAAAAAATATTGCTCCGCATTCAGTAAGCGGAGAACATCTTTTTTCTTCTCCATTGAAAAATAGAGCTTTAATAGTTACTGAAGTTAATGGAGATGCTTACTGGGGCAGAATTAATTCAGATATGTTGGATGATGAATCTGTAGATTCCCACAATATTAAATCTAATGCAGTTACTGAAGAAAAATTAGCGAATAGATCAGTATCTAAAAGAGTTCTCGATAAAGATTCTGTTTCTACATTAGCTCTTGAAGAATCTTCTGTAACTAGTGAAAAGATTTTTAAATCTGAAATCCCTAATAGAGTACTAGCTGTTGGTCCAGATGGTGGACACCCTCAATATTCTCAGATCACAAGAGAAATGATGGCTACAGCTTCTGTTGGAACTGATGCTATTATTGATGAATCCATAACTGAAGAAAAACTAGCAATTCCTGATATCAATAAATCTATTTTGGGTTTTGATTTAATTAATAGAACTCCAAAATGGATGAAACTTACTACAGATTTCATCGAGGATTATTCCGTTACTGGTGAGAAGATATTTAGTAGTAGTATCTCTGATATGGTACTTGCTGTTGAAGATGCTAATACACCTGCTAAATATATGAAGATTACTTCTAAAATGTTAGGAGAAGATGTTAAGTTTGACATTTCTAACATTAAAGATGAATCTATCACCTCTAAATATTTAGCAAAGCAGATAATTGATTCTACGCATATTCTACCAGAGGTTATTATTAATGAACATATTGCCGATCATTCAATAGAAATAAGCAAATTAGCAATTCCTGATATAAAGAGTAGAATTATTGGTATCGGAAAAGATAGTGATCAAATAAAATGGATGCAAATTCAAACAGATATGATCGAAGATATGTCTGTTACTGGTGAAAAAATATTCAGAAGTGAAAGACCTTTCAGAGTATTAGGTTCTGTTAATATTGGAGATGTACCTGATTTTATTCAGATCACGGAAGAGTTTATTGAAGATGGATCTATTGGTCATTCTAAATTAAAACACGATTTACTATTTTATGGTAATACACGAATTGCCGATAGACCAGCCGAATATTCAAATGATAATTCTATTCCTGATACTGCTTGGGTGCGAAAAACTATTAAATCTATGATGGGTAATTATTCTCATGAAGGAGAAGTAATTTTACCAGATGGATTAATAGATATATCTAAACTTAAATCTTCGGAAGTATCTAATGTAATTCTTGGAGTAAGTGAAGCCGGTTCAGCTCCTCAATATATGAAAGTAGTCGAGGACATGATTGAAAATGCTTCTATTACCAGAGATAAGCTGGTAAGAAGTATTGAATTACTTGGTTCACCGAAAGTAGAAGTTCGTCCAGCACCACAAGCAAGTGATGATAATGGTGATGGTGAATTAATACCGGACTGTCAGTGGGTTATTGATAGAATTATCGAGCATTTGGCAAAATTCAATTCTAATCTACAATCAAGAATTCCTTGTTATGGTGGATTGAATAGCGGTGGTTCACCAGGTACTGGAGATTCTGGTAATGATTCAAGTTCTAGTGTTACTAGAAATATCACCATAGATGACATCAGTGATGAAACCATTCTAAGTATACTTGCAGGTGAAACTGAAGCAAGTTCAAATGAATCATTTACGTATAATGACGTTGAATTTGATCGTATTGATGAATCTATTCTCGAAGCTATCGTTGATGAGGAATTAATTGTTGAGGAATCTTCTGAAAGTACACAAATTGGTGATATTGTTATAGAACCAATTTCTGCAGAAAGAATTCGTGCTATTATCGATGGTGAAGTTTCTGTTGAAGATACTGAAGATGGTAGTATTAATCTTACTCTTGAAGGAAATTCTGGTTCGTCTTGTAATTGTGGATGTGGAAATGGTTCTGGAGTTGATTACTCTTATATTATTCCTATTTCACAAGATACAATGTATGCTATACTTAATAATGATCAAGTAGCTACAAATAATCCATCTATGTACACTGACTATGGTGATGAAGTACTAAGTATTTCTAATAAAGATATCAGTGACATGGTTGACGGAACATTAGAAGTTACATATGCTTCTAGTTCCTTTGAAGTAAA